ATTAACGTCAAATACAGCATTACAACAAGCATCTATCGAACGGTAGGTGCTTTTTTTATACGCAAAGACAGGAGAAAGAGATGGGAATCTTACAAAGCATCTTCCATTCCCGCGACAAGCCGAAGAACTATTTGAGCAGCAGCTTTTACAGTTTCTTCTTCGGTGGCACGTCGAGCGGGAAGCCGGTAAACGAAACGACCGCCATGCAGATGACGGCGGTGTACTCCTGCGTGAGGATCCTGTCGGAAGCCGTCGCCGGCCTGCCGCTGAATGTCTATCGCTACAACAACACCGGCGGTAAGGAGAAAGCGCTGAAGCATCCGCTCTACCGGCTGCTGCACGACGAGCCAAACCCTGAGATGACGAGCTTCGCGTTCCGGGAAACGCTCATGAGCCACTTGCTCCTTTGGGGCAACGCATATGCGCAGGTGATCCGAAACGCCAGAGGCGAGGTGATTGCGCTCTACCCACTTATGCCGGACAAAATGACAGTCGACCGCGATAATAACGGCCGGCTTTTTTATTTGTACCAGCGCGGAGCAGAGGACGCGAAAGCGGTCGGGACCGACAGGCGAGTTTATTTGCCGCCTTCGGATGTGCTGCACATCCCTGGTCTTGGGTTCGACGGCCTGATCGGATATTCTCCGATCGCCATGGCGAAGAACGCGATCGGACTAGCCATTGCGACCGAGGAGTATGGCGCGAAGTTTTTCGCCAACGGTGCGGCCCCGTCCGGTGTACTGGAGCACCCGGGTACGATCAAGGACCCGCAGCGCGTGCGCGACAGTTGGAATGCGGCGTATCAGGGCAGCAGTAACGCGCATAAGATCGCCGTGCTCGAAGAGGGCATGAAGTATACGCCCATCGGCATTTCGCCCGAGCAGGCGCAGTTCCTCGAAACACGGAAATTCCAGATCAACGAGATCGCGCGTATCTTCCGCGTGCCGCCGCACATGCTGGCAGACCTTGAAAAATCGTCGTTCAGCAACATCGAGCAGCAGTCGCTCGAGTTCGTGAAATACACGCTCGATCCCTGGGTCGTGCGTTGGGAGCAGAGTATGTGCCGGGTACTTCTAAGCGAAAGCGAGAAGCCGGCGTACTTCATTAAATTCAACGTCGACGGGCTTCTCCGCGGCGATTACGCCTCCCGCATGAGTGGCTACGCTACCGCGCGGCAGAACGGCTGGATGAGTGCGAACGACATCCGAGAGCTGGAAAACCTCGATCGCATCGCGTCGGAACTCGGCGGGGATCTGTATTTAATCAATGGTGCCATGACGAAACTCGAGGACACCGGCGCGTTTGCGAACAATACGAAGGAGGGAACCGGATGAAGAAATTTTGGAACTGGGTGCGAAACGAAGACGGCACCCGTACATTGACCCTCGACGGCGTGATCGCCGAGGAATCGTGGTTTGACGACGACGTCACCCCGAAAGCGTTCAAAGAGCAACTGAACGCCGGAGCGGGTGACGTTGTTGTTTGGATCAATAGCCCGGGTGGCGATTGCGTCGCCGCGAGCCAGATCTACACCATGCTCATGGAGTATAAAGGCAGCGTCACCGTCAAAGTCGACGGTATCGCGGCAAGCGCCGCATCTGTTATTGCCATGGCGGGCACCGAAGTGCTCATGGCTCCGACGAGCTTACTGATGATCCATAATCCGCTGACTGTAGCGATCGGCGACAGCGAGGAAATGCAGAAAGCGATCGCTATGCTGGATGAGGTGAAAGAGAGCATCGTCAACGCGTATGCCCTGAAAACAGGACTTTCGCGCCTGAAGATTTCAAATCTCATGGACGCCGAAACGTGGATGAACGCGCAGAAGGCGATTGAGCTGGGCTTTGCCGACGGCGTGCTGACGCGCGAAGCGGCGACGCCCGAGGATGACATCCCGGTCAACAGTTATCAGTTCAGCCGCAGGGCTGTGACGAACTCGTTGCTGAGCAAACTGCCGAAACCCGAACCGAAGTACCCATTAGAGCCGCTCGAGCAGCGGCTCAATCTTTTGAAAGTATGAGGAGGAAATCACATGAATCGTATTCAGGAACTCCGCGAAAAGCGCGCCAAGGCGTGGGACGCGGCCAAAGCGTTTCTCGACACCAAGCGCGGCACGGACGGCCTGCTGTCCGCCGAGGACGTGGCGACATACGAAAAGATGGAGGCCGACGTCGTCAACCTCGGTAAGGAGATCGACCGGCTCGAACGTCAGGCAGAGATCGACGCCGAGTTGAACAAACCCACCGCCGATCCGCTGACGAACAAACCGGCGCAGCCGGCAGGAGAAGACAAGACCGGGCGCGCATCCGCAGCGTATAAAAAGGCTTTCTGGAACGTCATGCGCTCGAAGAATCCGCATTACGATGTGGTCAACGCGCTGCAGGTCGGCACCGACAGCGAGGGCGGATACCTCGTTCCGGATGAATTCGAACGCACGCTGGTCGCCGCGCTCGAGGAAGAGAATATCTTCCGTTCCCTTGCCAGGGTCATCCAGACCTCAAGCGGCGATCGCAAGATTCCCGTCGTAACGACGCACGGTTCCGCGTCCTGGCTGGATGAAGAGGAACTCGTACCCGAAAGCGACGAGGCGTTCGGCCAGACCTCGATCGGTGCGTTCAAACTCGGCACCTTCATTAAGGTATCGGACGAACTGCTTAACGACTCCGTGTTCGATCTGCAGAGCTATATTACAACCGAGTTTGCGCGCAGGATCGGTCACAAGGAAGAGGAAGCGTTCTTCGTCGGCGACGCGGACGGGAAGCCGACCGGTATCTTCAACGCGACCGGCGGCGCGCAGGTCGGCGTTACCGCGGCGGGTACGACGGCGGTAACGATCGATGAAGTGCTCGATCTGTTCTACAGCCTGAAATCGCCGTACCGGAAGAAGGCCGTGTTCGTTATGAACGATACGACGGTAAAGGCGATCCGCAAGCTCAAGGACGGGCAGGGCCAGTATCTTTGGCAGCCCGCGCTGACGGCCGGTACGCCGGATTCGATCCTGAACCGTCCGGTGTATACGTCTTCGTATGTACCGACGATCGCAGCGGGCAACAAGTCCCTTGCATTCGGCGATTTCTCCTACTACTGGATCGCCGATCGACAGGGCCGTTCCTTCAAACGGCTGAACGAGTTGTTTGCCACCACCGGCCAGGTGGGCTTCATGGCGACGCAGCGCGTGGATGGCAAGCTCATCCTGCCGGAAGCGATCAAGGTCCTGCAGCAGAAGGCGTAAGGAGAAAACGGTATGGAATACAACGCGAAAAACTACATGGAGCAGGGCGGCGACAAGCTGGTCATTGGCGGCACGCTGGAGATTCAGGAGGGAGCCTCGGTTACGGGGCTTCCCGCCGCCGCGGCGGACAGTCCCGGCGTCGTCGGCATAGCCGCCAACCAGGCGGCAAGCACCGCGGCCGATACAGCGGCGCTGGTCGCCGATTTCAATACGTTACTGGCGGCGCTGAAAGCCGCGGGTATCATGGCGGCGGACGAGTAACGATATGAGCACGCTGCTGGAGAAGGTCAAAGCGAATCTGATCCTCGAGCATGCTGAGGACGACGAACTGCTGCAGCAGTACATCGATGCGGCGGTTTCCTACGCGGAAGGGTATCAGCATCTAACCGTCGGAACCTATGAAGCGGCGGTCATGCCGGCGACGACCGAACAGGCCGTGATCATGCTCGCCTCCCACTTCTATGAGAGCCGGGACGGCAGCACGGGCGGGTTCTTCGCCGATAACGTGCAGGCCGGGCAACAGGTTTGGAATGCGGTGAACACGCTGCTCCGGCTCGACCGGGACTGGAAGGTCGGCATATGAGCTTTGGCAAAATGAACATACGCATTTCGATCGCGGAGGAAACGGTAGCAAAAGATCCCGACGGATTCGCAATGAAAACAGATCTTACTCTCGCTTCTCCCCATGCTTATCGGGAAGGGCGGCACGGCTCCCAGAAATGGGTCAACCGTGCCGCCTTTTCCGGAGCGACCGATCTCTTCCGGTTTCGGGTGATCCCCGGGCTGACCATTACAACAGCGCACGTGATCCTGTGCGACGGCGAGCGATATGAAATCACGTCGGTCGAGGACGTGAAGGGACGAAAGATGTACATCGAGGTTCTGGCAAAGAAGATGGAGGCGGCCCGTGGCTAAGGTAACGATCAAAATGCCGACCGAGTTTATGGATCAGCTGGCAAAGGCTGCGGAGAAAACGGA